AGAAATCGTGAATAAGTACTTACCATGATAAAATTTTTTATCTAATCCTAAATATTTACCTTTTAAACCATCCAACCAATCAAAACAAGTGATACTAGGCCAGTAACTGAAACAATTCCACAATTCCAACTCGTGAACTTGCATATCGGGCACCTCGGCTCTATGAAACTGTTTTTGGAAAAATGCTGAGATAGGCAGTCTCCAATAACACGCACCGTTTGGAAGCATGATATTAAATAAGATAGCCCTACCTGAAATACTGCTAATACTAAAGATAACACAGTCAAGAGACTGTCCTTTATTTTCTTCCATGTCATAAAGATACTCCTTTCTTATTTTACAATATATTGGTGGTACATTTGCATTTAAGTATGACATACATTTTGTAATATTTTTTTTAAATTTTCAGCTATTATATCATAATTATCATATGGATGCACAAAGTCACTATACAAATTTATGTTATAGTCATAACCAAAAAAAGATATATTATTTTTATTATTCCAAAGCACAACCCCTTTTCTTTGTTTAAACTGATTAGCTGCCAGATGTTGTAAACTTGTGTCTACAGATAAAAAAGTTTTACAGTTTGCGACAATTTTTAACATGTCATTAAAATCATTTATTTTAATTTTTCCTAAATCAATAATCTCATAATTATCAAAATCATTTTGTAAATTTTTAAAAAAAATCTCATTATTTTTATCAGTAAAATATTTATTTTTAGAACCTATAAAAGGTATAGAAAAATTTGGTTTTTTTAAAGATACTAAAATATATGGTTTAGCTTTCTCAAATAAATTATCTTGCTGTATTTTAAAAAAAGGATATTTAACTTTTTTTACATTTAATAATTCACAATAATTTTCTACTAAACTATTATACCCTTTTAGATGCCTTTCATTTTGCCAAAATATTGTATATATTTTTTTAAATTTTCTAAAAAAATTTGATTGATCCTCTCTTCCATCCGCAGATAAAAAATTTGAATCTATCGCATCTTTACAATAGTCTTGCCCAGCGAATAGTGAGGGTCTTGAACTTATAATATATAATTTTTGTTTGTATTGATTATAGTATTGATTTAATGCACCTGAAACACAGACTTCATCTCCTAATGCACAATTGGTTATGAAAACAGCATTAACATTTCCATCTTCTTCGAGCTTGTCTAATTCTTGAATTAGGGTCATTTCTAGTTTTTGCACTAGCTCTTTTTAACTGACCTAAGCTTCTTGCACAATAGCTTTTTCTTCTTTTTGCATCTTTAGAACCTGGTTTTACCTTACCAGTTACTGCTGTTTTTAATTTAGATCCTGGATTTAGCCTTCTATAAGCTTTTACTCCAGCTTCAGTCATTCCCGCACCTTTTTTAGTGGGTCTAAAATTTTTTTTATTTCTGGGTGGCATCCCACCTTTTTTAAAACTTAATAATTCTAAAGTATAATTATCCATTATTATGTAAAGGTAATTGTTACACCACCAGTATTTGCTATTGTTGCGTGTATACCTTCTGGAAAAAAAATACCGGAGCCGGGTAAATACATGTCCAAACCTTCTTCTCCAAATAAATATGTTGCGATAATATCTCCGGTAGCACCACCAGTTCTAAAAATTATTGAACCATTAGCGGAGTTACCTTTGGCTTGAATAGAGGTCAATCTAGCTCTTCTAGTAGTTGGAACCATCTGCTCTGTAGCAGTCGAATGTTTTACCGACTGATCTGATGTAAAACTTCCTCCACCCGACATTTATTATCCTGGGTTAGATGTTGTTAATTGTGGTGCATTATATTTATCAGTTAATAAAGTATAAGCAGCAATATTTGTTTTTGTTTTACAAAAAATTCCTGCAGGAAATAAAATTCCATCTTCAGGAAAGTTAAAATTAATAACGTCTCCAGTAGGAACGTCTGCTTGAAATAATGTAGTTCCAGAATTTGATGTAGTAGTGAGTTCAAGAACTCCTGCTCCTCCACCATCTGAAGCTATTATAATTCCTTTTAATCTTACTGGCGGAGCTATAACTGCAGAAGCTCCTGCAGCAGCATCTGATCTAGTAGCTTGTATGTCGGCTTTTACTGCCATAAATTCTCCTATTTAGTTGTGGCTCCCGAAGGAGCCACTAATTATTTATTACTGTGCATCAAAAGGTGTTGCAATTGTTCCGTTACCAAGTAACTGACCCTCTACAGCATATAAGTTAGCTGCGATTGCAGTAAATTTGATTCTTGAACCTTTTAGACCACCTGTTGTAGCGTTAGATCCACCAGCTACTGACGCAGTAATACCGACTGTAGCAGCACCAACAAATTTGTCATCTGTACTAGCAGTCTTGATAGTTCCTGTGAAATTATCAATAAAAAGAATTTCAAAAGTTGTACCAATTGTGTTTGCGTTATTTGGATCGCTTCCTGGTCCTGCAGAAGCAGAATCAGAAGTTGAAACGATTGCAGGTAAAGTTATTGCAGTAGGTGTCCCTGCAGGGTCCATTGTTACTAATCTTCCCGCATGGTCAGCAACATTTAAATCTGTTGCTAAAGTGACAGCTTTTACTGCAGCTGGTCCTAAATTAATAAAACCATTTTTTGATCTGACCGGTCCGTCAAATGTTGTATTTGCCATAATATTCTCCTTTGTATAGCGTTAATTTTGTAGTCTCTATACCGTCTGCCTAGCCAGTCTACAAAATAGTTTTTTCTAGGTTTTTATATTATACACAATAAATGTTAAATAATAAAGATCATGGCTTAGAATATGAAAACATATTGAAACTAACACCATATTTGACTTTTTCTTCTCTATGTCTTTCGCAACCATGCTCTAAAAAAGAAGAAAATAAAACAAATCTACCCTCTGATGGTTTGATCTTTTCTTTTAAATCTGGAAAATCTAAGGTTTGATTATGGTCATTCAAATATAAAACTCCTGACCATAGTGAAGGTGCATGATTGTGAAATTTTGTTAGTCCGCCAAAACCCATTGAAAATCCCCAAGACTCCTGAAGTCTGTATGTACCTTGATCAAAATTATCATCCACTAAATCTATAAATCTTGTCAATAATTCAAGAAACTTAGGATCATGATTAAAATAATTCCAAGATGTCATTTTATCTTTGATATTAGTTTTGAAATTTAAATTGTGTTCTGTTTTCACACCCTCATTTATCGCATTGATAAAGTAATTTGAATCTACATTTATTTTACCTGATAAAATAAAACAATTTCTTTTAATTTGTCTTTCGATATGTTTTTCAACTAGCATGTAATAATATATTTCCTGATATACCTATTCTAATTTCTTTGCTTTTTACAAAAGGATATACCATATGGTTTAATTGAGATGGAAATAAAATTAAAGATCCTTCATCTTTATAATCTAATATTAATCTATGTCTTATGGTATCTCCCACTATACTATTATAACTAAATTCAAAAATAGATTCAACGGGTATTTTTAACCAAATGCTATAAGATAAAACACCATCATGAGTATGTATAGGAATATATTGATTTTCCTTTTGATAATTAATCCAAGGTCTTGCAAACATCAAGGGTAAAGGTTTATCTAGTAACTTAATATTTTTTAAATAGCCAGGGTATTGTTTCTGATAAAAATCTACTGCTTTGCCAATAAATTCTTCTAGTTCTTTTAAATACTTATCAAAATGATAATGTTGTACAACATTTGGATATTTATCTGATAATCCAGAGGACCAGTCACGTTTGGTTTTTAGATCTAAAGCCTCTTTTAAAAGTTTTTCATTTAACTCTGTGGGTAATGATGTTTTTATAACTCCCCAATTAGGTAGATCTAAATTCTTCATTAAGTTGTTAAGTATCACAAAAAAAAGGGCAGTGCAAATTAATGCACCGCCCTTTAATATTAATACTTTCTAATTAGTATTAGCTAGTTGGTAATTTTCCGTTACCAAATATACATCTTGGATCTGAGAACCCAAAAGAGTATCTTTCTCTAGCTTTAAATCTAACATTTCCAGTATCGAAGTCACCTTCAATCGCAGTTTTGATTGGCGATCTAACGAAGTGTTTTAATCCGTTAGGTACGTCAGTCAATAAGAAGAATGAGTCCGTGTCAGTTAAAAAGTTATTTACTGAATAACCTTCTGGAACCATTCCCATTGAAGCGATTGCGTTGATATCGTTATCAGCAGTTGAAGTTCTTTGAGGAGACTTCATCAATCTCTCAGCAGTAAATTGTAATTCTTTTGGAATTATCATTTTTCTACCTTGAGCAGCGATTCTTAATCCTCTTTCATCTACAAATCCTGCGATGTCGATTAACGATTGCTCTAACGAAGTTTCGTTAAGATCTGCAGCTGTAGTTAAACGGTTAGAGAATACACCACCAGTTGCTAGTGGGTGTGATGTGTTAATTAAAGACACACCGTCACCACCTTTAACAGTAGTTACTTCTGCTTGGTTTAACACGTTTGCAGCTTTTACTTGCTTCGTGTTTGACATAGATCTTGCAAGAGCTCTTGTGTATCTTGCAGCTAATCTGTCATATAGATTGTCTTCGATTGCTTCCTCAGTGATAGCAAATGCTAAAGCGATTGTTTCGTGATTGTATCTTGCTGTGAAAGTTTCACCCGCTTGATCAAACACTACTCCAGCACCTTCTTGTTTAGTTGGTGCAGAAGCGAAACCACTTAACATTACTTCTTCTTCAAAAGCTCTGTCAGATGTTTCAGTTACGTAAATCTCCGCATGTTGATTTTCGTATCTGTTATACTCAAGTCCGAAT